TGTCTCCGTTACCGTAGACGTTGTTTCAGTATGGCTAGTCATTGAGCCCTGTGTAAAATTAGGCACCACGGGAACTGCTCTTGCAACTCCCGTACCACTAAGCAGTAGTAATACTGTTAGTATCCGTTTCATGGCTACCTAAGTTCTATTTCTGTCACGAATTGGCCAGTAGCTGTTGTTCCAGCTCCGCCAGCGGTTAGTGTTGTCACACCTGCTGAAGTAATTGTTCCAGCTAAACTACCTGCGACACCACCAGACATCGTTAAGACTTCACCATATGCTGGCAAGTCAGCCACGACACCACTGGTGACATCAGCACCAGAACCGATAGCATTTACAGCATCTCCTTGAGTCCAACTTTCTGAGAAGCTGAATGCCGAACCAGCTGTATTGACATCGTATGCACCAACGTCTAGTGTTGCTGCTGCAGTTGCAGTACCAGCAGTTAACTTACCGAAATGTGCATCAGTAGCTACTTTAATATTGGAACCCGATACGCTATAGGTTGAACCTATACGGCTTGCATCTGTATAAGCCCCATTCACACTCAATTGAGTTGAAGAGGTCATTCTATGAACAAGATCAGCACGGGCTGGTGCTACTGTAGCACCTGTCATCAAAAGCATAATGAGAGGAAATATTCTTCTCATAATTGAATATAAGACTTCATGTATTTATGTAAAATTCTAAATAGAAAGAGACTAGCTGTGTCCCAAGATACATTAGAGATGAAAGACTACAAAGAAACTTTATCAAAATTTGACAAAGATTATTATAAAAATCTTGTTCAAGAAAAGGTTGAACGTTACAATGAAGTAGGACAAGTATGTAGAGTGTCCTTAAGATGGAGAGGTAAGTATTACCATCTTCAGTTATTTTTCCCTGGCGCTAAGTTTCCAACTAGAAAAGAAGTAGAAGCTCAAGTACATAAGGTATATCCTGACGCAGTTGTAATGGTTCATTACTCATCAGAGAGTAATCCAAATCAACCATTAATTAGAGTTGCAGAAGGTAATTTGATACATGGTGACTATGGAAATTATATTGATGGACAGAAACTACCTAAGAATAAAGAAAAGAAATTGGTTGATGTTCCTTATGAATCTTTAGCTCATAATGCTAATAAGGAAGAATTTCAATTATCTGGTAATACTTTAAACGAAGATGCAGATCCTGGAACTGATCTTGCAACTCTTAAGGCTAAAAAGTTTAATGCTAAGGCTAAAGCAGAGAGTGAGAAAGATGTTAAAGATAGTATAAGGGGTAAAGTTGATATGAGTAAGTATTATAAGTTTAATGTAGAAGAAAACAAGTACTATAAAGGAAATCCAAAAGGTACTCCTAAGAAACCTAAAGCAGGTGATGTTAGACCTGGAGTAAAATGTGAGGATAGGAGTTTTGTAGAATTCATGAAAAGGATTGAACATTTACCAGACGTAACTAAGGAAGCTATTAAGAATTGTGGGGATGATCCATTGGTTGCAAAGGCTGCTTTAGAGATATCTGGACTACCTAAGTAAAAGATAAAGAAGACATTAAATCATTAAATATTAATACTTCCCACTTATATGGTATAATGTGGACTGGGAAATTGAATCTGAAAACCTTAGACTAGAAAATATGATTATTGTTTATCAAGAACATATAGAGATTCTAGAGAAGGAAAACAAAAACCTTAAAAATCAAGTAACGTTTTTAAAAAAACAACTTGAGTACAAATCTCTTGGCCATCCAAAAGAGGAGGAACAAAAATGAGTGGGGATCCATCATTTAAAGATCCAGTTATATTTTATAGTGAGGAACTAACTAAAACAAAACTAGTTCTTCTAAATCTCAAAGGAATTAAATTAAATTTTGTAGAAGAAATGGAGGAAGAGTATGTGGAATCTTAATATAAAGGAAACTTTCATTAAAGTAAAAGATTGGGATAAAGCTTGGGCTAAAAAAATCCAAGATAAATTTAATCTAACGGATTATCAGATGTTATGTTTGGCATTCGCAAAAGGTTTCGTAATAGGAGCAATCCTCCTCTAAACAAAGACGGAACACCTTGTCTTAAAGGTAGGATTATTAATTTAATTCAAGTAGTAGTTGTTGTTCAGTTATTAATAGTAGCAGCAACGATACATGGATGTCTTATGCCTGGTAAGACTTGTGATTCAGAAACGAAACAACATATTGCTAATATGATGACTGTTATAACTACTTCTACTTTTGCTTTGTATGCTGCTGAAAAATAATGAAACCAATTAGATGGTCTGCACAAATTTTACTTGATTCTAATAGATTACAGAAAGTTGAATTTCTTAGTGATTCTAATCTAAGACAAGATGCTGAACAAAAATGTAGAGCATTATTCGGAGTGACTGATATAAGACAATTAAAACGAGAATGGAATTAAACGACGCTAATGTAATAGAAGTTCTTACTGAGATGCTTCCATATATTGAAGCTGATGGTGGGTGGTTGGAATATGTTGAGACAGACTTTACAGAATCAGGAGCTTATGTTAAAGTACGGTTAGGTGGTGCTTGCGAAACTTGTGCTTATAGTTCTCAAACCATAAAAATGGGTATTGAGAAAAAACTGCAAATGGAAATACCAGATGTTGCAGGAGTGATACAAGTATTGTAATAGTACCTATATACTCTTATGTAATTGGGCTTTAACTTCGATGAAACTGGAGACTATTAAGTTCACTATTAGACAAGATGGCTATGTAACTGAAGAAGTTATAGGTGCTGAATCTAACCAATGTCTAAATCTTACTGAATCCATTGAAAGGAAACTTGGTAATGTGACAACACGATCTTATAAATCTGAATTTTATGAATCTGTTAAAAATGAACAGAATATTGAAGAGTGGTCACATGATTCGGAGGGATGTTAATGTCACACTTTACATCAATTAAAACTACAATCAGAAATAAACCTCAATTGATTGAGGCTTTAGAACTTCTTCAGTATAATGTTACAGAAGATCAAGAACTTAAAGTAACTGGTGCTCATGGTATTAAACATGAGGTAGTAGAAGCAGATGTTGCAATTACAAAAGATATTGGATTTAGATTAAATCCAAATTCTAATGAATATGAATTAGTTGCAGATTTAGAAACATGGAATCAATCTATTCCAGTAGAAAGGTTTATTGATAAAGTTACTCAACAGTATGCAAGAATGACAATATATAATTCTGTTACAGAATTGGGATTTAAGGTTGACGAAGAATGGGAGATGGATGATAATAGTATTGAATTAACAGTTTCACGTTGGATTTAAGTTATGAGTGATGAATTAGTTCGTATTGCAAATGCTCTAGAGAGGATTGCTAATTATTATGAAAAGGGTCTGCATGTTGATATTGATCATGCACATATAGATGATATTGGTGAAATTCATGGGGATGTAGTTACACACCCTAAACAATTCTAATGTATGTGAGTCCACACATTAATGCGTAATTATACTCATATGGTATAATAAATAACAATAGTATGGGATTGAAATAATCATGCCCCTAACGCAACAAAGACATTACACAGTCGGTTATCACGACTTAGAAAAGAATCATTTAGAAATTTGTGAATATGCAATGAGTGCATATGACGCAATAGAACACAGTAAAGAGGATGTTCCTTATTTGAAGGATCATCCTCATTTTGTTGATTACTGCAAGAACGAAGAGGTTGATAACATCTCTCGTTTTATGGCTGCAGGAATTCCTATGGGACATTAATCATGACAAAACATAAACACGAAATTATGTGGTGGATGAGTAGACTAACTATAATGGGTACGTCTTTAGGACTATCTACATGGTTAGCAGCACAAGCATATGCATAATTACACAAATCCATCTGAAAAACAAGACCTATCTCATGTAGAGGCACAGGTTACTAAAGGTAAGAAGTATTATGATGATCAGGGGTGGGAAATAAAACCACCCATCAGTGATAGAGAATGTATCTATCGTTGTTTAGAAAACTGTGAGAAAATGGATGGACTTGATAGAAAACAAGTCGCACGTTTGATGAAAGAATTTAAGACTATGAAAACTGAATTTGTACGTAATGAGGAGTATCCTGTATTATGAAGTATAAAGTTGACATTGATGCTGGAAATGAATTTGTTGAAAGACTTAAAAAGAAAGCACCTAGTATAGGTGGATTCAATGGTATGTTTAAGGTTCCTCGTGGATATGAGGAACCTGTTTTAG